ATATTTTCAATTTCATCGTATTTATTAGCAGCTCCATCAAATATGCTAGCTTCTCTTTCGGGAACATCAAAGTTTTTTGGAGCAGCTCCTGAAGTCGGTTGATAAGGTTGTTTAATTATATTTCCAGCAGCATCTGTTAATTGTGGAGTAGAAAGTGCAGGATCAATACCTGCTTCATTTGCTTTACCAGCTGCTCTGTTAAACGCTGTGTCAAAAGCAAATTTCCCACCTTTTGCAACACCAGCAACACCTTTGTATCCATACTGAATAGGTTTACCAATAAAGGTTTTTAATGTTAATGCAACAAGATCATCTATACGTTTTGGTATTAATAAGCCTTGCCTTGCTGTTTCCCTAGCTACGTTTTTAGCACCTTCGGCAGCTTGACCCGCTATTGTTCCCGGAGATTTCTCTACAGCTTCTTTAATACCTTTTTTACCTAATGTTTTAGCAACCCCTGCCATTCCCGCTGTTAATGCTATTTCACCAGCAATAGCTGCGGCTGTAACAGGAGCACCAATAAGTCCTCTGTTAGTAATGTCAAACCCTGCTACCTTTTTAGTTTCAGATAACCAAGGGTTTATTTCATTTTGAACGCCTTGTAAAATATCATACTTTTCTGCCATTGATGGGTCTCTACCATAAGATTGGCGATGTCTTTGATATTGTGATTCTGCTCTTGCCCCAATCTCAGTGTTTTCGGAAGGATCAAGCCATTCAGCTAAAGGATTTTTTATACCTGTTATTGCAGTAGGAATCCCTGCTATATCGCTTGCATACTCCCTGCCTATATGGGCCATTCCGCCAGTAAACCCACCTTTGTCAAAAGCCTCAGTGGTTTCCATAGCTCTTTGAATAGCTTCGTCACGTATGAATTCGTCATAGTTAAAAAACTTTTGGACAGGATCGCTACCCCATATTCTTTTAAAAATATTTTCGTCTTCTTGTGCCATTAGTAAAAGATAAACCTCGTTCTTGGATTAGTAGTTGTTTGTGTTACGCCACGTTCATATTGTGGTAGTTGGCTGTATCGTTTTGTAAAAGGATCGTCTGTTAAAAAGTCCTCAAATGTTGTAGGTGCTCGACCTGCGGTCAAAGCCTCTCCTACTTTCCCTAAGTAATCTCCATATACATCTCCATATGCACGTTGTACATATCTGCTTTTTCTTGGGCTTTTAGCACCAAATCTTTGTGCAGCTTCAGAACCAAGATATGCAGCTTGTGGCATTTGAGACAAAGCCATTCTGCCTATAGCTGGAGATAATGATCCCCACTGGTCTCCTGATAAATAATTTGCAAATGAACCGTTAGCCATAGTTATCTCCTTTAAAGCTCCCACCATTTTTTCTTTGTCTTTGTTGTTTTAGCACCATTAGTTTTTACTGGTGCTGTAAATCCAGCAAAAGGAGTAGTTGTTGCTGCAGCCCTAGCTGCGTTACGAACTGCATTCCCAGTACCTAATTGTCCTCCCCCAAACATTTCTAAAAGTTGTTGTTCAGTGGCCATTCTTTCACCAATACTTTGAGGCAAAGGGGCATTAGAATAACGAGTGGCAGGTTGTACACCTACCGATAAACCACGAGGCATCATTTGCCCTTCATCCCAAGTATCGTCATCGTATTGCATTTGCTTTGCGGAACTCCAGTCAGCATAGTTGTTAGCTATGGTAGGTATATTGGCCAAGTTTGTATTATATTGTGCTATTTCAGCAGCTATTTGTTCAGCAGGTTTAGTTGCAGGAGCCACTATTGGATTAGCTGCTGCTGCAGCTGCTGCTGCCTGTGCAGCTTGTTGCTGTGCAGCCTGTTGTGCAGCTGCTGCGGCTGCTTGCTGTGCAGCCTGTTGTGCAGCTGCTGCGGCTGCTTGTTGGGCTGCCTGTTGTGCAGCTTGCTGAGCTGCAGCTTGTTGAGCTGCATTGGTAGTTGCTGTAGTTTCAGCACTAGTAGCCGGAGCTGTAGTTGTTGTTGCAGGTGCTACAGTTGCAGTAGTTTGTGCAGGTGTAGTACTAGCTTGTTGTGTTGTTGTTTGTGCAGCTGCTCTAGCAGCTTCATTAGCTTTTTCCATTTGTTTTAATATTTCATTTCCTGTTGAATCATCAGTCATTAGTCCTGATGCAGCTCCTGCCGCACTACCCAAAGGTACGTTTGGCATTTGTGGAGTAGGTGCTACAGGTGCCATAGGTGCTGTCGGTGCAACCTGACCAGTCATATTATTAACAACTGGCGGAGCCATTGTTCCAGCTCCTGTTTGTTGTAAGTAATAATTTAAGAAGTTTCCTGCATCTCCCCCTAAAGGATTTTGTGATTGATAAACGGTTTGTAAATCCGCAATACCACTTCGTATTGCATCTCCAAAAACTCCGCCATAAAAACCACCACCACCTCTTTGTGTTGCTAAAGTTTGGGCTAATGCTTGTCTGTTTAAAGCATTAGAATAATAACCTTGTAATGCTAAACGCCTGTTTAATTCTTGCCTTTCTATTCCTTGGCCAATAGATGCTGCACCTAATTCTTCTGGCGACATTCCTCCATACATAGCAGCTTCTTGAGCTAAACTTTGTAAATCTTGTGGAGTTAATCTTTGGCTTTGCAATACTTCTTCAAAACTTCTTGGGTCTCCGGCTCCTCCATATCGTGTGTCCATACCCCCTGCTGTTAAATAATATTGTTGCAATAAAGGGTCTCTACTACTGTATAAAGCCCCACGCAAAGGACTTCCGGGAGCTGTTGTTCTTGTAAGATATTGTTGAAATTGTTGTTCTGGAGTAAAGTATGTTAATAATGATGGGTCAAAATTAGGTGAGTAATCACCAAAGGCTCCCATAGAAGCTCCAGTGCCAGCAGTAGTTCCTGTTCCCATTTGTCCTGTTCCCATTTGTCCAGTACCTGTACCTGTTTGTCCAGTTATTTGTCCAGTTTGCCCAGCTGTTTGTCCAGTGGCATCAGCTATTGTTTGTTGTCTAGGTTCTCCTGTTACTGGGTCTATAACAATATTTATGCCAGCAGCTTCACTTCCTGCTAAATTCACATTGTCTCTACTAAAAGTATCACCATACCCCCAGTTTTCTATAAATTCGTCTGAGGCTTGAGCTGCTCTTGCAATGTCTCCAGCTGCTCCTAATTGCCCTGCTCCAAGTGATTCTAAAAGCTGTTGTTCAGTTAAAGGAAGTGCTGCTTCTCCTGCAGCTCCGCCCAAAGAACCAATTCCTGTTGCACGACCTTGAAGTTGTCGCATCATAGGAGGTAATGGGTCGTAGTCATCTCTTAATTCTTGTGTCCAGCTTGGAACTCCTGTCCCATCTATACCTCTTCCAGTCCTAGAACCAATTCCAGCTGCTCTTTCTCTAGCCCTAACCATTTCAGCTACTTCACTTTGGTCTTCACCCAGCCTAGATAATCTGTTTTCAGCAAAAACTCGATTATGTGTGTTTTTTAATGCTTGTCTTTGTGTTTCGGTTAACCGTTCTCCTCCAATTTCAGCTGGGGGCTCATATCCGGGTTGTCCGGGTTGCGGAGCATTTTCCGCATTTAATATATTAACTAATCTACTTGGTATAATACCTTGTTCAGCCCTAGTGCCTCCAAGCCCAAGATCACCAAAACTTCCACCTCGAAATTGTTGTTGCATTGGATTCATTCCTTGAGTAGTTGCAGGGTCTCCTAATGTTGGGTCATCGCCAAACCAAATATATTCCCCTCTTCTTCCTCTTCTTTCTTCTCGTTCTGCTAATTCTTGTTGATCCCTATAACGCTGATCTGCGTCTGTTATTCTTTCATATTGGTCAAGAAAAACATCATCTCCTGTGTCCAATTCTCCACTTACAAGTTGCCCAGTAGATGTTCCAAGATTACTTCTTTCTAATCCAGTAAACGAACTATCAGCAACCTCAAAGGCAGATTGCAAAACACCTTCGGAATCTCCTGTTACACCATCTATCCAGCCTCTTGTGCCTTCTAAACTTAATTGTCCTGAACTGTATGAATCAGGATTACTAATAAATTGTTGAACAGCTTGCTGTCCTTCTGTAGCATACAGTTCTTCTAACATTTCAGAAGTGTTAATGTTTTGTAAATCTCGTTCTAATTCTGAAATATTTGCAGATGTCTCTGGCAAAATTCCACTAGGCGTGTTAATTTGTATTCTTGCTGCTTCGACATAATTATTAAGTAATGATTGTTTTTTATATTTGTCTGCTGATTCATCTGCAATAGTTCCAATAAAATCTGCAAATGCAACATCATCTATTCCTATGTCTGGAGCAAGAGATATGTTTCTAAAAAGATCGGTTTCAACTGGCAATCCGGGTACATCAAATGAATCAGAAGGAACTGTTTTATACCCAATGGCTTGCCCTGCGTTTTGCAAAACATTAATAGCTGTTTGCAAATTATCCATATCTAATCCAGCACCTTTAGCTCTTTCCACAACAGTGCTATATGCTTTTCCAAATACAGGGTTATCGTACAAAGCGTCAGCATCGCCGAGTAATTCTAATTCATCATTTAAGCTAATGCCGCTACTTATGCCAATATATTCTTCAGCTATTCCTTCAATTTCATCTACAGTAAGTCCGGGGCCATATGGTGTTAACATTCCTTCTGTAGCAGCCAATGCTTCAGGATTCATAGACCCTGCCATTTGTATTTGAAAAGCTGCTGTTTCTATAGGATTTTCAAATTCACCTAAATCCATTACATCATAGAAAGAACGAGGGACTAATGTGCCATCTTCTGCCATAAGCATATCATCGTATTCTCCAAAATTATACTGAGATATTGGATTAGTAACATCTGAAAAAGCAGCCGGTATAGAATTTATGTTATTTGAGTTTAATAAATTTCTATCTTGGTATCTATTAACCATTTAAACGCCCCCTTGTGCACCGGGTCTCGGTGTTCCGGGCGGAACATTTGGCCCTGCTTGTGGTGTAGGTGCGGGAGGTGGAACGCCCATCATTGCATTAGGCATGACTCGTGGGTCAGTAGTCGGAGGGCCACTAGCTCCTTCTGGAGGTAGTGGTTCTTGTGGTGCAGCCATTTGTTGCTCTTGCATCATTTGTTGCTGAGCGGCTTGTTGTTGCATCATTTGAGCAGCCTGCCTTTTTTGCATTAATACGTTCGATAATTCTCCCACATAAAAATTAACTAAGTCTTCTCTGCCTTGTCGCTCTGCTGCACGGAGCAATGTCCATAGTGCGGCCTCTGGCAACATTCTTTCAGCCATCTGTTCCTTGATGGAGTCATCCATCTGATCTGCATCCTGTATGGCTAAGATTCTATCTCTAATTGCTCGATCTGACAAGAGCGGCGTTGGGCCTTCCCTTGCGATCTGTGCCATTGAGTACCTAGTCATGTCATCTTGTGGGAGTTGTCCGACAAGATTTACGACTGGTGAACCAGTGCCTTTAAGCATTTCTGGTTCTATAGTTTCTGTAAAATACATTCTGTTTCTATCCATGCCTGAAAGTTCTAATGATTGGAACGATCCTGCTGCATACTGGTCGGATATTAAATTAAATATCATTTCGTATGCTTTCTCTACACCTCTCAGGTATTTGCTGACTACGGTTTCGACACCTTGTCGTAAGGTATTAATAGCAAATCCTGATAGCTGAAATTGTACATCTCCATATACAGAATAAGGTATACCACCACGTTGCATTTCTCCAGTAACTAAAGACATAAAGGCTCCAGTTTCCTTTGCAATTTCTAGCAATCCTAGTGGTTCAACATTTTCATTTTGAGATAATGCAATTTCTGAACCTTCCAAGTACGGGTCTTCATCAAGGGTTTTAGAACCATCACGAGACCTAACGATTAATCCTTGCCGTCTTGATCTGGCTGTTAGTTCTAACATTGTTGACATCATAAGATTATGTTTGTCATACAATTCTCTTGTAGCGGTAAAAAGGCCTTCCCCTACATCGGCTATAGTATCATCCATATTGGTGTGAGTCATGGCTACGATGTAAGGGTTAGAACCTATCGGGCCTAAAAATACTGGAACCTGATTGGCTCCATGTTTTGTTTGTTTCTTTACTACTCTGATGTTTGCATTTTCTGCGTCTCCAGAGTGGATAATAATAGTGTTCATTTCTTTGTCGTAGAAATCATAAACATCAATACCTTCAGCACTATAGTTTCCAGCAAAGTCTATCTCTATACCATACTGTGCGAGTATCTGATCTCTGGTCTTTGGTACTTTATGACAAGCCCATTCAAGTCCATCAG